TGGACCGTGATCAACAAGGGAGGAAGCGGCGGTACTTGCCGTATCACCATTCACGATGCCAAGGACAATGAACTCAGATCACGAGAAAAAATGTCGCAACTGCGGACTCTGCTGCTGGTTTACCAAGGAGCTGCCCGACGGCCGGGTCGTCCGTGATCGGCCCTGCGAGTTCCTGATGACGCTGGCCGACGGTACGACGACCTGCGTTGTCTATGACCAGCGAGAGAAAGTGAAGCACTGCATACCGATCGAGCAGGCAATCGCCCAGGGCACGCCGCCAGAGAGCTGCGGCTACGCCTATTCTGGATACATATCGAGGGTGGAGGAATGATCTTTCTGTCACGGCCAAAGAACTGGTTCAGCCGCCTGATCCGGAAGGTTACGCCGGCCGATGAGAAGGTACACCGGATCCAAGAACAGGTCTGCAGGGATATGCCCTATCGCAGCTGCTCAGAGGTGTGGTGCTCGGAGTTTCTGGATGCCCTGCAACACGAGTCCGTGATGCAGAGGTTCTTCACGAAAGAGCGGCGCACGTGGCGGGAACGCCTGTTCTCGTGGCCGTGGCGTCCGTGGCAGACGATCACGATCGTGTGGCACGAAGTCCCGAGCAAGAACGTGCGCAACGACAGGATAGAGATCAGGACCGGACCGAAGCTGGAGTGTGAGCGATGATCGATGATAGGCTACGCGAGATTGGGCGCGTCCTGGACGAGCAGGCTGTGCCCACCGCGAGTGGAGTAAGCATGTTGCTCTGGGAGGAGCAGCGACGCCGAGCCCGAATCCGTCGGCTGGTAGATCCGCAGTTACGTCTGCTGGACATGGTCGACTACGTTGCCGTCTGGATAGGCGTGCAGGCGATAGAGGAATACATTGACCGGCAGGTGCTAGAGCAACTGTGCATAGATGCAGAGAGAGCGTTGGGCGAATGCATCCCGCACAAGACGCTGGACTTTGGCGCAGGAGAAGAAAATGAGAATGCTGCGAACGTGCGTGACGTGTAGGCATTGCAACCGCTGTTCAGCAACCGAGTACCTGTGTGTGGCTGAACGAGTTGGCCGCGTGACTGGTACAGTCTATCATGTGAAGAACTGCACTGCCTGCCGCCAAGATATTTGCGACGAATGTGGGCCTGAGGGCAAACTGTGGGAACCAAAGGAGAAATAGCCTTGACGCCGACACCAACGGCCTTACAAGACTGTGCCGACGCTAGGTTGATCACCGAAAAGGCGGACATCCACGCCGCCCTGCGTCGGCCTATCAATCGTGGACAACAGCGAGTGGAGGTTGTTATGGACACGAAGCAGTGTCGAGTATGCGAGAGGGTCCTTCCTCTCGATCAGTTCAAGCAGAGGCCTGATACAGGTAAACGCCGGACAGAGTGTTATGCCTGCCTGGCAGAGTTCTTCCGGCGCAATAGGCTCAAGCGGCCACCAGAGTATGGTAGTTGGCGTGCGATGAAGAAGAGGTGTCGCTGTCCGAAACATCCAGACTACAAGCACTATGGCGGCAGGGGTATCACTGTCTGCGAACGGTGGAATGATTTCGATGCCTTCCTTGCCGACATGGGACCGAAGCCCACTCCGGCGCATGAGATTGATCGCATTGACAATGACGGCTATTACTGCCCCGAGAACTGCCGATGGGCAACAAGGACCATCAACGGCCAGAACCGGCGGTGCGTGAAGCTTGACATCGAGAAGGCATCCGAGATTAAACACTTGCGAATCAACGGCGTGAGCGAAATGGATATCGCACAACGCTTCGGTATTGCACGCACGACCGTAAGGAATATTGTTAAGGGCTACAGATGGAGGAACGCAGTATGACTGCTGACGTGAAGAAGAATGGTTACACTGTTCGCACCAATAAGTATAAGGGCGATATGTTCCGTCCCCAGCCCCATCTGCGCGAGGGGCCGAAGTCGCGGCGGTTGCATCCAGTGACGGGTGGTGAGTTCTGCATCCGCAAGAGCCGGTGCGTGAACAAGGGCAAGTGCGACCGGTGCGTGCCGCTGTACCGACTCTGGAAGGAGCGATCATGAAGCTCGACGTAGCAGCACTGGTGGAACAGATCCGCGATGAGTGTGTCGGCGTGTATGATGATGACTTTCTGGACGCTGAGGCGGAAAGGATCATCACAGAGGCCATCGCCCAGGCATACGATGACCACCCAGTGCCGGCGGATGGCAAGCCCACGCGCACCAATGCCTGCGGCCAGTGCGACCAGCGCACTATAGACGGCGGTCCTGGATCCTGCATGGTCTGCAGTGCGGTACCCGTCGGAGACCCCAGTATGGGTTACATCTTGAAGTATGAAGGCAACGTGATCGTGTCGGATCGGTGTCCGATGCACAAACCGTGGATTGGAGAGGGGAAGACAATGAACTGCTGTCCATTCAAGATGGCACCAGCGATTGATGCGAGTGACCCTAAGCTGCCAGATGCCGTCGTGCAGCAGGTGGCACAGGCCAACAAACGTCTGGACCGGCTCCGGCATGCGCAGAGTCTGTATACTGGCCTATCGTCCGATTGCCTGCTGCCCCCGATGCTGATGGTCGGCTGTGGGATGGCCGGCGAACACCCGTGCATGGGCTGCAACATGGACAGGGAGAAGTGTCACGGCTATCCACATCTGGATGATCTGACGCCAGAAGAGCGAGTGACTGCGTTGGCTGCTTGGCGGAATAGGGCTGTAGGCGGTTTCGCGCGGTACACCGTCCACGACCTGGAGTGCGACAAATGATCAGGCACACGCCACTCACGTTCTTGGTCATCACCTTCTGGGTGGGTTTCCTGTGGCTGCTGGGGAGGATGCGCCGGCCATGAGATACGTACGCCACGATATCGGCTACATACGTGAACCACCTGGGCGGAGAGTGAGGATTACGTGGGACGATGTGCAGACGCTTGACGATGTTATCGATGCGTCGAACCAATTCACGGACATGGTCAACCATCCGCCAACGCAGATCTCTCTCACTGAACGTCTCCTCTGGGACGTCGCCATTAACGACGATGTGAGGCGAGGTGGCGAGATTCCCGATCTGAGCAAAAGACACGAGCTGTGCGGTATGGCCGTGCAGCTGCTTCCCTATGGCAACTCGTGGCGGAACATGATTGAGATGGCGGTGCTCATCGAGGACGACCTCACTCCGTGGAAGATCTGCCAGATGGGACCACAGACCGTCATCAACCAGCGAGCCGTTGTCACGGAGATAGTCAAGTCCGTGGGCTGCGATCCCGAAGAGATCATGGCACCGGAAACGGCAACCAGCCTGACGCAGAAGCCCAAATCCATCGTGGCCCGCTTTGTTGAGGGCGCGAAGCTCGCCATCTTCGGCCACGATGAGAAGAAGCCGCGTCGTCAGCCGGAGCGGGAACCCGACTGGTTCAAGCAGCGGCACTGCAGCATGGAGGAGTTCAACAAGAAGTACGGAGGGAAGTGATGGCAACGCAAGAGGATGTCCGACGTGGGATTGCCGCCTATCAGTCTATGCAGGACGAGATACTTGGGGCCATTGACGAACATGGCGGCGCACTTACGCATCTGGAGTTCGATAAGACGTTCAGCGGGGTAGAGGACGTAGTACAGCCCGATGGAACCATCGTTAGGGTCAGGCGCCCCAAGATCGACATCATGGACTATGACCCGAAAGCGTACATCTTAGGCACGCTACACTCGAACACGCGGCGCGACAGATTTGTCCACTTGGCGCAGTTCATGGTCTTAGCAGGTATACTTACGGCTACTCAGGATGCGGAGAGGAGGGTTATAGTCTACCGCCGCGCCGAGAATCCCCTTGACACCGCAGCGAGCGACACTACAAGCGAGGGCACTCATGAGTAATGGTCCAGAGCTCACGCCAGATGACTTCGGGATCCCCGAGACCAAGCAGTACCCCATGCACGACCGCGGCCACGCCACCATCAGCCTTCGGAAGCTGAAGGGCAAACGGCGCAAGGCCTTCGTCCGTGCCAGGAAGAGGATCGAGAAGCGATGGCCGGAGCTGGTAACACGAGGTAAGTCCAATGGCAAGAAAGCTCATAAAGCTAAGAGCGCGGGGCAAGAAGCCGATCACGATGCGTAAGGGCGGTCTGCATCGGACCGTAGGCGTTCCTGAAGGCGAGAAGATTCCGGCGTCCAAAGTGCGGGCAGCCAGGGCCGGCCGCTATGGGCCGCTTGGCAAGAAGCAGGCTGTTGCCGCCACCGGTCTCCTCGCTGCAGGCCGTCGCACAGCCGCACGCAAGCGCAAGGCACGCCGTAGCGCAAGCCCTGCCTGCGGTCCGACACAAGCTGGGCCTATGTGATCAACCCAAGACAAGGAGAAACCATGCCCGACAAACGCGCAGCTACGCAGAAACAGCAGGAGAAACGGGTGCGTCTCGCCCAGAAGCGAGTGGACCACACCAAGGCAATCGTTAAACTCGAAGGCGAAATCGCCGCACTCCAGGAGCAGGTGCGCGTGAAGCAGGCGGAACTGACCGTCCTCCGGCAGCAGCACCAGGTCGAGATCGCCCGGCTCGAGAAGGCTCCCTGATGCCTGTAGAGCCCCGTAAGATTCGCGGCAAGTGGCGTACGGTGGAGGCTGGGACCAACCGTGTTGCCGTCAATACCCGTACCGGCAAGCCCATCGATGGCGGAAAGGGCTGGCCGAACACACCCAAAGGCCGAGCAACGGCGGAGCGACAGTCGCAGCATGTCAATGACAGCATGCGCGAGAAGTTCGAACGCCAGCACGGTAGAATATAGAGTGAAACCCCAATGTTACAGCGCATGCGCGTCCCACAGGGATCTAGGGCGCTCCCGCTCCGTAGCCGGTTGGTTCGCAGTGTTCGCGTAGTGGTCTCACGGTCACGTCTGGGGTGGCGGTGGCGACTTATGGACTTCGGCGAGCAGGTGGATACCGGTGTTGAGCCATTGGCGGAAGACGCCCGGGCGGCCGGTCGTGACGCCAAAGCCAAGTACGTCAGCAAGCTCGTCGCCGCCGAAAACAGCAACGCCGGCAGGGTTCCACTCATCAGTCGCGGCCGGCTCCGCAGAAAAAAATCCTTGACGCCGTAACGACTCGCCTTACAAGCCGCCACCAAGATGGCGGAACAACTGTCTACTACGCCGGTCGTCGATGTGCGTCCCGAAACGCCTATGACCGACGTCTCTCCCGTCCCGACTGCGACCAACCAGTTCCTGCAGGTCAAGAACAACGAGCAGCTCGATCGCGAGGCCGCGGCCCGGGAGCAGGAAAAGCGCCTCACGACCAGTCCCCAGATCCAGGACCTTCTGGCCCAGTACATTGACGACCGCTATGTTGAGGCCCGGAACGCCAAGCGCACGGTGACCGACAAGATCCTCGACAACCGCCGGCGCCGCAAAGGCACGTACTCGGCTTCCCGTCTGGCTGAAATCAAGAAGCAGGGCGGCAGCGAGGTCTTTATGCTCATCACCGAGGTGAAGTGCAACAACGCCGAAGCCTGGATCTCCGACGTCGTGCTCCCCACGCAGGGCAAGAGCTGGCGGCTGGAGCCGACGCCGCGGCCGAACCTCCCATCTGATGCCATCACCCAGATTATCGAGGGTACCATTCAGCGGTTCATCGGCGGTCCGACCACGGTTCCTGACCAGGAGGTCATCGACTTCGCCCGACAGCTCCGCGACGAGGTAGACTCCAAGATGATGAAGGATGCTCGGCGTCGGGCGGACAAGATGGCCGACGTCATCGGGGACCAGTTCGTTGAGGGCGGCTACGAGGCGGCCATGGACGAGTGTATCAGCGACGTCGTCTGCGATGGCACGATGATCATGAAGGGGCCTTTCGTGCAGTCGACCACGCGGCTCCAGTGGCTCGACGACGACTGGCAGCCGGATATCACGCAGGTTCCGCAGCTGCGATTCAAGCGCGTTGATCCCCTGAAATTCTTCCCCAGTCCCGGCGCCACGGGCACCAGCCAGTCAGAGGCTACGTATCTCATTGAGTTGGACGAGTTTACGCGCAAGAGCTTGGCGGACATGAAGGGTCTGGAGGGTTGGAACACCGCCAAGATCAACGCGGTTATCAAGGACAACCCCGATGGCACGACCGTTCCGATCGAGACGCGCTCGGAGGAGCGTACGCTTGAGGACAGGACGGCGAGCGGCAATACCAACAACCCTGACCGGAAATACCAGGGCAAGTGGTACACAGGCGCCATTCCGGGCTACCTGCTGCAGCAGTGGGGCCTCAGGGGCCTGGACGTTACCGACGACTACGAAGCAGTAGCGCTGGTTCTGGATGGCATGGTTGTACACGCTCGACTCTCTGCGGATCCGCTCGGCCGGCGCAACTACAGCCGGGCAGTCTACAAGCCGGTCATCGGCAGTTTCTGGGGCAAGGGCGTTCCCGAACTCATGGCCGACGTCCAGGACAACTGCAACGCCATCGCCCGCCATCTGATCAACAACATGGCGATCGGCAGCGGCCCGCAGGTCGTCGTACACGACGTAGACGCACTGGCCGAGGGCGAAGAGATCCAGAGCCTGTACCCGTGGCGAATCTGGCAATTCACGGATCCCACTGGCGCCCGCAAGGGTTCCCCGGTGACCTTCACCCAGCCCGACATCAAGGCCGCAGAGCTGATGACCGTGTACGAGCGGTTTCTGGAGATGGCTGACGAGCGCACCGGCATACCGCGATCGTTCGCAGGATCTACGGAGGCCACCGGTGCTGCGACCACGTCGACTGGTCTCAGCATCCTCATGAACGCCGCCGCCCGGGTGCTCAAGAAGTCGATCTCCTTCATCGACAAGAATGTCACGCGTCCCATGGTTCAGCGCACGTTCGCTTGGAACATGATGTTCGTCGACGACAATGCCATTAAGGGCGACGCCCAGGTCGTGGCCACAGGTGCCATGGGTCTCTTCGTCAAGGAGCAGGAACAGCTGAGGCTCCAGGAGTTCCTGAACGCCACGAACAACCCGACCGACCTGGCGATCATCGGAACTAAGCGCAGGGCCGCGGCACTCAGGGCTCTGGCCGAAAATCTTGGCAGCGCGGCAGCTGAGGAGCTTGTCCCGACGGACAGCGAGCTCACGGCCGCAGCACGAGTTACGGAGGGGGCGACCGGTGTTGCGGCTGAGCCGGGTGCACCTGAAGTCGTCGGTGAGCCGACAGCAACATCTCCCGGTGGCGTGGTTGCTCCGGGTGGCAGAGAAGTAGTGGAGGGCGGCGCACCGCTGCCTGTAGCCGTATAGAAGGAGGCAGACAATGCCGGAAAGAAACGTATACAGCGTCGGAATCCTGTACCTCGGGGATGGCAAGATCCAGATCCGCAGTGGCGACAGCGATACGCGCCAGGAAATAATCGACGAGTGCGACGATGGGATCGACACGCCTGCGAAGGGCAGCGTTTACCTGTCCAGTGCAGGAGAGGCATTCCTCCGCGTGAACAATGCCGGTGCCGCGACCGACTGGGAGAAGGTCGACACCAGCGCGTCCGACTAACGATTTGGCAGGGAGGTCTGGTGACCGTGCCGGGTTCATGCCCCGGCTAGGCAGGTTCGATTCCTGTCCCTGCAACTTTCGCTGAGGAGGATCCCGCCTCAGCGCATATGGTGGGGGCGGCCCGGTCCCAGACGCCGGGTCGCCCATTGACAGCGGAGGAGGTGGACATGCCAGGAGCAGGAAAGAGAATGCCGTCAGGAATGCGACTCAGGCGTAAGCGCAGGGCGATGGAGCGCAGGGCGATGGAGCGCACGGCCATCGCGCCCAGCCAGAAGTCGAGATCGGTTCGCCGCAGGGTAGTTCGCAGTATAGCCCGAGCAGAACCCTCTGGAGGTTTACGCAACATGCAGGCCCGCAGGGCGGAGAGCCCGGCCAAAGGACCGTGCCAGCAGCACGCGATGTGAGATGACGTTTTTTAAGAAACAGCAGGACACGCACAAGGCGAGACAGCTGAGGATGGCGATCGATAGCATCGCGAAGTCGCACGATGGCAAGGTCTTGTGCGAGATGCTGTTGGAGCCGTCACTAAAGGAGGCCGACAAAGGCATTCGGATGTTAACGGAGGCCAGAGGTGAGTGACTATCACCAAGGACTCACAAACCCGGGGGCGACGATGAGCCGCCACCCGACAACCGCTGCCGGTGACGTAGAGCCGCTGGTGGCAAAACCCAAATGCGACGTTTAGCCGCAGGAGGAAATGATGGAACTGGATCAACTTCCAGACAACCTGCCTGACTCAGTACGGAAGCAGCACGCGGAAGCGGAAAAGCTGAAGGCGCAGATTGCGGAGAGGGGAACACAGTCACCCCAAGACGCAGCGGAGTCCGCAGCAGCACCGCCCCCCGCAGCAGCCGAAGCGACGACAGAGGCACCGAAGGCCGTAGTGGAGCACGCTCCGCCGGCAATCAGTCCCTCGCCAGCCGCCAAGCCTGCTCCGGCACCGAGTTCGCCGGCACCGTCAACCGCAACTGCTGCCCCCCAAGGGGTACAGCCAACAGCCCAGCCTGACCTCCAGGCGGAAAATGCGCGTCTGAAGCACCAGCTGGCCAGTATCCATGGCCGGCACGGTGCCAGGATATCGCAGATCAACGCCGAGATGGAACAGCTGCGCCAGGAACTGGCCGAGGCCAAAACGGCATCGCCGGCACCAGCAGCTGCTCCGGCCGCAGCGTCAGCAGCAGAGGCACCCGCACCCAGCGGGGGACCTGCCTGCCTGCAGTACATCACCGACGACGAGAAAGAGCGTTACGGCGCCGACTTCGTCGACATGGTGTCACGCATTGTGCGCGGCGAGGCGGAGTCGCTCAGTCCCAAGACGGATCCCGAGGCTCTCAAGGCCGCAAAGGAAGCGTCTGTGCGGATACGGGCAATGGAGGCGAAGCTCGCCAACGATCGATTCTGGTCGGCGGCCGAGATGATGTCTCCCGGTATAATGGCGACCAATGGCGACCCGGATGCAGGTGTTACAGCCGCTGATGGATGGTCTGAGTATCTGGACGAGCCGGTCTCCCAAGGGAGCCTGACAACGCGGCGTGAAGAGGCACAGCGTGCGGTCGATTCGAATCGTCCGGACGTTCTGGCCAACATGCACAACGCGTTCCTGGCTCAGAACACTGAACAAGCGAACAACCTACCTCCTCCTCCGTCGGTCGAGGCACAGACCGTACCGAAGTCGGTTCCCGGCGCGCCGCCGCCGCCCGTGGATCCCGGAAAGCGGATTATCCCGCAGTCCGAGATAGACGAGTTCAAGGCGCGTGCGTCGAAGCCGGATGGCGGTATCACGTATGAGGAGATAGAGAAGAAGACCCAGGAGTTCAACCTCGCCTTCCGTGAGGGTCGGGTGGATATGACCGCCTGATCCTGCGGACGAATGTGCTGGCGTGGGTAATGCCTGGGAGGGGAAAACGACATCATGAGTGTTGACCCAGCAGCGGGTTATCCGCAGTATGCGGACACTGATATCGCCTACATCCCGCAGTTGTACGCTCCGGCGACGCTTGTCAAGTACTACGCCAAATCGGTCGTGGCTGCCATCTCGAACACCAAGTACGAGGGGCAGATCAAGGACAAGGGTGACAAGGTAATCATCCGCACCCGTCCCACCATCACGATCAGGCCCTACACCAAGGGCCAGAAGCTGACCTCGGAAACACCCGAGTCGGCACCGATCGAGATGCTGATCGACCAGGCGGACTACTATGACTTCGTGATCGACGAGGTGGACGACAAGCAGGCGGATATCGTCCTGTCCAACGAGTTCACCGATGACGCATCCGAACAGATGCGCATCAAGATCGACACCAAGGTTCTTGGCGGCGCCTATGCAGACGCGCACGCGCGGAACCAGGGAGCTTCGGCTGGCGTGATCAGCCAGAACTACAACCTGGGATCCACCGGCGCGCCTCTGGCGGTCACCAAGAACAACGTGATCGAGGTACTGACCCTGATTGGCACGGTACTCGACGAGCAGAACGCTCCCGAGGAAGGCCGTAAGGTCGTCGTGCCGGCGTGGTTCAGGTACCTGATCATGAACTCCGATCTGAAGAACGCGTCGATCACCGGTGACAGCCGGTCGATCCAGCGTAACGGTCGGGTTGGTGAGGTTGACCGTCTGACGTTGTTCATGAGCAATCTGCTCGCGACGACGCTCGACGGCACGACCACGGTCACGAACATCATCGGCTGCCAGATGGATGCTCTGTCCTTCGCGACTCAGCTCGTGAAGAACAGGTCCTTCGAGGCGCAGGATACGTTCGGTCGGCGCTACAACGGCCTCCAGGTGTACGGTTACAAGACCGTGAAGCCTGAGGGCATGGTGTGGCTCTACGCCTACAAGGGCTGACGGACCGGGCTCCTGCGTTGTAGGAGTCCACGGGATAGGCCGGCTGGGGTAGGCCGGTGAAAGAAATGCAACATCACAAGCGGAGACGAGCATCATGAAGAAGCTCAGTTCGATAGTCCTTGCGGCCCTCGTGGTCGTTTTGGGCGTTGCCGCTGTCTGTGACGCCGCAATCATCACCAACGTGGTCGGTGGTACGTCAGGCTTGCCCGCTCGCGATAGCGGCAGGATGTACGTGCTGCAGAACAGCTACGATTGCAGTGCCAACAACAGGTCGTCCAGTGACGTCGTTCAGATGATCACCGTGCCGGCCGGTTGCCACGTTCTGAACGTGGCCTACTTCATCACGACTGGTGAAGATGGCACCTGCACCGTGGATATCGGTGACGGCGCGGATACAGACGGTTACTTCGACGGCGCGAACGTTGAGACTGGCCAGACTGCTGATGTCATCAGCAGCTTCTCGCTGGCGACGACCGACGCCAACTACGCGACGAACGTGGCGACGACCACGGCCAATTTCGGCACGGCGGTGTCCTTCGACACCCTGACGCTGACGAACATGGCCATGCATGGTTCAGCCGCGAGCGTCGACGTCGTCACCAACGTGACGCTCACCACGTCCGCCGCAGTGACTGCGGTCACGGCGCAGACTGGTGCGGTGTCCACGGGTACGGCAGCTACCGGCTACACGGCCGGCAAGCTGTACACCAGTGCGGACACCATCGATGTGCTGTTCAATAACGACGCTGATGCTCTGGTGTTGACCATCAGGGCGCTGGTTGTCGAAGTTGAATCGCCCGAGTAGACAGAAGGTGGCGGGGGGCCCGGAGGGGTTTCTTCTTCGGGTGCCCCCGACCACTTGCGAGTTTTTGGGCCATCCGGGTGGTTGGCAGATGTAGACGAAACAGTAACCGAGGAGAGAAGAATGAAGTTCCTGAAACACGTGGACACGGGTGTTGTGGTGCCGTGGTCGAAGATCCTCGCGGAGAGGACCTGCATGATCAACTGCGACGGCCAGGGTAACCCCATTACGGCCGCCGACGCCAAGAAGGACATGAGCGAGCTGTCCCTTGAGGAAAAGGTAGCCATGATCGAGGACACCTCCGAAATGGCCATGCTGGGCGCGCGCTTCGACATCGCGTTCGCAGTGACCATGAGCCTCGAGGATATGAAGAAGGGTTTCCTCAAGGAGATGGCCAAGCGCAACGGTGAGGAAGTTGACGAGGACGATGACGATGACGATCCGAGCCTCGAGGAGCTCGAGGAAATGGTCGGCGCCATGCGTAAGAAGGCCGACGTCGCCGAGCTCGCCGCGGAATACGACATTGAGCTCGATTCCAAGAAGAAGCTCGCCGAAATGAAGTCCGACTTCCTCAAGGCCGTCACAGAGGAAGTGGACGACGACGAGGAGTAGGCTGTGGCGCTCACGTTTGCCAAACTCTACACCCGAATGATATCGCATGTAGGGTCCTTCCCGAAAGGGGAGGCCCTACAGCGATTGTATCTCGGTGCCCAAATGTTCTTCCAGCGGTCCGAGATCTGGTTCTACGACGAGACCCAGAACATTGTGGCGGACCAAACGGACTACACGCTCGGCGTACCGGCCGCGACGGCATCAGCACAGATACAGCGGATCCGCACCGTATGGTACGGCGAAGACTCCGATGACAAGGTCGATACTCAGATCGTCGACAACGACAAGTACGACTTCGAGTACCCAAACCAGCTGGTGTTCCGCGACGCGTATACTGAGGCACTCACCGACGGGCTGACGACGCGCGTTGTCCTGGTACCTACCGTGGCTGACCATGAGGTTACCGACGAGATGATGGATCGGTGGGGCATGCGAGGGATCCGTGCGTGGGCCATCTGGAGCATCGTGTCCGAGGACAATGAGCCGTGGTCAAATGAGCGGAAGGCGCGTGATTTCCAAGACATGTATCGGAACGCCGTCGCCGAGGCCAGTCTCAATCGGTTCAAGCAGAACAAGAGTGGTGAGATGCGTGTTATCCCGAGGCCATTTGTATGAGCAAGGTATCAGTCACGATCACAGACCGCGCCCGGCGCCTGATGGACGACACAGACGTGCCGTATGACTGGGATGACGTGGACCTCCTGCCTTGGTACAACGATGTCGTGCAGTTGATCATGGCTGACAGGGAGGACGCGCGAATCGATGCGAATGGTGATGAGATCCTGTACGTCGCTGCCACTGACGTGACCAACGATGATCGACTCCTTGATGACCGCTGGATCCCCGCTGAGGCGCACTACGTAGCCGCTATCGCGTTCATGACCGATGCCGGTGACAGGAGAGACCAGGATCGAGCTGACGCCAACATGGCCCGATTCGAGGCACTGCTCCGCACACTTTAACAAGGGGGTCCCATGGCATATCCGCAGGATCAGAAACGGTATGTCCTCGAGGAAGATGCCCAGTTCGTAGGCATTGTCCGCGTCGGCATCCCCCGGTACCGGGAGCTCACCCGCCAGTGGGATAAGATCAAGGACAAGCAGGTCGAGGCCTGTGTCCGCCTGCTGGAAAACTACACGTCCGCCGATAACGTACCCGTTGCGGGCACCACGCCGCTCAAGTATTTCGTCACCGACCCCAAGGCAGTGGGTCCCCGGGGGCTGCAGACCTACGAGGGCAACTGGCGGATCTTCAAGGTCAGCCGCACCCAGAACCCCGATCGCTCCACCAGCATAGTCCAGGTCCTGCGCGAGGGGTTCCAGCAGCACTCCGGCGACCCCGATGACCCTCTGTCCGACGATGAATCCCGCATCAGCGTCACTCAGGCGATGCCCAACATTGGTGTGCTCTCCGCTGTCCAGGAGTGGCGCTACACGGACCCGGCCGACCACGAGGAGATCCTGGCAGACTTCAACGCGATCAAGACCATCACGGATCCGGTCATTGAGGGTGAGACGGTTACCGGCCTATTCTCCTGCTCCAAGGTCGAGGCACGTCCGAATGAGGACGGAAGTGTCCGGTTCAGTCGAGTCCTGACGCAAATCTTTACCGTCGACGAACTCAGCGACCTCACGAGCATGTCACCGATTATCACACAGAAGCAGGAGATCATCAACGCCTTCGGGTTCGAATCCGGCATCGGCGACACCCTGATGTATGTCTACAAGAACCTAAGCCACGCAAGCCGTACGTTTGTCATGGAGACCCTGACGGCAGCGCAGCTGGAGACTATCCCTGCCTCGCATCCAACAGGTGACTGGGTCTATGTCGATCGCGAGTTTAACGCCAGAGAAGACGGCACTGGCGACTTCGTTGTCATCTTCAGGGAGATGACGTGGGACGCTAGCTGGACGAACGCCACCGGCACGACCAAGGACGACCAGCGCAGGACACAGGTCAGCCATGCAGATGGGTACCAGCGCAGCTGCCTCATCCAGGTTACCGGCATGGACAAGGACGATGCGATCACCGACTTCCAGTTCGTGGACAACGAACTCACGGCAGCCTACGACACCGGCACGCAGTATGGCATAGGCGATGTTGCCCTTTACACTGCCAAGAACTACATCTGTATCAACCCCACCACCGGCGCGTGGACGGCAGCGGACTGGGTGGAAGCCGAATACCTGCTCGGCACCAAGCGGCTTGAGGAACGGGCCCGCGGGGAGTTCGCCATCACCGCACAGATGCGGCCAGCCTATGCCGGCACGACCAATGACGATGCCGTCATCCTCCGGTGGCGTTCGTCCATCGGGGGTGCCCAGCAGCGACTGATGACGAGGGTCTGGTGGCGCCGTAGCGAGGCAGCCAAGGATACCCTCGTCGGTACAGGCGGTGTAGCGATATCAGCGTACAGTTATACGTGGCCAGGCGATGGGGCTCCAAAGAGTCTCAGCCATGCCGATGTCAGCGTGGATGACCACGGCGATGGAGCGTTTACTGTCAGGCAGACGCTGATCGATCTGACCGACACCACGAATGTCTATTGGACCAAGGACTTCACCGTCAAGAAGGTCCAGACCCGCACGAAGGACGATGCGAAGAAGACGTACACCTACACGAAGTACGTGAGCATGAAGTCCAGCGAGGATGCCGCCTGGAACTACATTGACGGGCTGAACTCCAGTCCGGTCTTCGTGGTGGCCGGCACCGAGAGCGTGGTAAAGGTCCGCAGATTCTACTACAAGGCGACGGCCCTGACGCTGAACAACACCACAGGGGTCACCAACTGGACGTAGGATGGCAGAACTATTCATACCTGGAGATGAGCTTCTCGCCGGCAACCAGGGCGAGCAGGACAAAGAGTTCATCGAGCAGCACCTCGAGATCGTGGATGCCTTTATCGATGCTGCTCAGGAGGACATCCGCTCCGTCGAAGCGCTGTTGGGCCCACCAGAGGGGCTACAGAAGGATGTAGCCGACAACGAGCGCGACATCAGTGTGCTGATTGGACTCAACAATGCGGCCAACGATCGCATCGATCAGCTTGAAGAGGCCCTTGACAAGATCCTAAACCCGGACGAAAAGGACCCTGAGGATCTGGCCATCATAGGCGAGGGAATCCGGTCGCCGCTGTGGCTGGGGTTTGACGAGACTCTCTCAGGCAGCGACACGGATCCTGACACTGAAAAGGCTACGCCGGACACGAAGTCGCTGGAATGGGACACCGCAGAGGAGTTCCTGCGGTTGTACGGTATCGATGACTTCACGGCGCATGCCAGCGGGAGCCTAAGTGCGGCGGACCGCATTGTGGTGGCCCTAGACGGTGGTGGTACCCATACGATCGCCTATGCGACGTCGTCCGACATCGCCAGCTACCTTGGTCAACGCTGGAAGATCACCGCCACGACCACCACCGTATCCGTTGCGGCGGGGGCCATCACGCGGAATGGCCATCGGCTGGAATGGGCGGGTGGTGCGGCAACGGCGCTGAGTGCTCTGGTGGCAGGCACAACCTACGACGTGGCGGCCGTCCTCAAGACTTCGTCAACCACGTCCGACCCGAGCATCAATCCAGCAGCCATCGACATCTACGTGCTTCGCCCTGGAGACATCATCTATAGAGACCCCGACTGGCACAACTCGATCATCATTCTTGGCCAGATCGACACTGACGGGTCATCCCTTTTCGACGACAGCACCATCGTTCAGCACATCGGCTGGGACATTGATGATGGTTTCGGCGTGCCCGACTCCGACTCTTGGGCACTTTCCGGCGGCACAGCGCAAGAGGTCTGGGAGCTTGGTAATGACGACAAGGGCGAGCGCAGAACCATCGGACGCAATCCTGACTCCACGCACCACAAGGATGTCTGGCAGCTTTATGCCTCCGAGACGTGGGTGGCCCCTGCCGATAATATGTGCTTTGCTGCTGCCACGGACAACGGCGGTTTCAAAGAAGGCAACTTGCAGTGGTGCTATGTGGACAGCAGTTATGGTAGCGCCTCTCCGGTGCAGAAGAGTCTGGAAATTACGGGCGGCAAACTCCAGTGGTGGGGCGTTGACGGAGCCAGCAACCAACACGTTCCGTATGTCAACATTGATAGTGGTACGAGCGAAATCGAAGTACTGTACGAATACATCGTCAAATCCAATGGTAGTGCAACGATTGGCGGCACGACACCGACACAAGTGTTGGACCACATAGACGATCAGGTGGCCGCGGGCACGGGCGTCAAGCGCGATCACTCGTACGCCCTGATTAGCATGAGCACTGCGGTAGACCTTGAGGAGTCGAATGGTAGGCTGAACATTGCGGGCGCATCGTCGCCCCCCGGCACCGTGAACGTCGAGCTGTATATCGACCCCGCCGACTTTGACGACCTTCCGCACAGGCTGCTGGATTACACGACGGGAGCCTATGGGGATAACGCGACCCTCGATCTGCGCGTCCTCAACGACAATCACGACGCGCACAACGCCGCGCTGGGCGGGACGCACAACGCCTTATCGGGCGATGAGGCGGCGTGGTTCCAAAGCATTGGGCGTGCGGGTGCCGTGGTAAGCGCAAGTCAGACCACCGCAGACAGCCTCGCAATCGACTGCGAGAACAGCATTCTGCACGACGACAACGGCTCGCTCAAGTCTGTGGACTGGGACGGTCGGTGGCTCTACTACACCAACGGTTCTACGATTGTCGGCGACTGGTCGCAGGGCTACCTGTATGACACGACCAGCTTTCCGACCGTCAAGTGGTTCGATCACCTTCTTACCGTTGGCGATGCCACGAACAACCCAACGGTCGATTGGGATAGTGGCCTGCTGAAGATGGATGACGGCACGAACGACACGACGCTTGATTGGTTCAATCGCAACCTCGACACCACGGACGGTGCATGGAGCGTGTCGTCCGGCAACGTGTTCAACATCCTCAACACCACCTCGGCGGCAAGCGGCACAGGCGCGCTGGATTGTCTCGGCGGCGGCTACTTTGGTCGAGGTGTGTACGCCGACCGGGGATCAGCCCTCTACGCCGGAGACTTCAATAGCGGCAGCAACTACGCCAGCCTCGCCAACGCCAGCTTGGCGGCCACATTCGGTGACGGGGCGGATGTTGTGGATATCTGCGGCACAGAAGCGATTTATGTGAGTCCCGGCAACATCGACCTGAACAGTGGCGTTTACAAGGTGGCGGCCACGCAGGTAGTAACCTCACGGCAAACCGGCTGGGGTGCCCCAACGGGGACTGCAGACCGCAACACGTTTGCTACTGGCACCGTGACGCTTTCTGAGCTTGCCGAGCGAGTGAAAGCACTTATAGATGATCTCACGACACACGGACTGATAGGAACATAGGAGACCGACATGGCCGCAAAGAAGAAGCCAGCACGCAAGAGAACGCCCCGTAAGAAGTCCGCAGCAAAGAAGAAGGCTGGCCTGAAGACGGCACCCAACCCAGACGTGAACCTCAACCAGCCCATCAGCACCGTACTCCCTCTCAGTTTTCTAATCCGTCTCGCTACGCTGTGCAAGAGGGCGGATCCCACAGGCATACATGACGGAGCACACTTGGCGAGCATGAGACAGCAGATTGCCGCCCAAATGAAGCCGGGAGGGTAGACATGGCACCCCGTGATAAACTCAACAAGGATCCTGATCGCACGCGCCAGAAGAAGGACATGGCGAAGAAGACGGTGGCTGCGACTGGCGCCAATGCCAAGAAGCCCAAACCGCGCAAGCCTTTTGATCTCGTGACCGAGCAGGAGAAAACGCGGCGCACCATACACCAGGTGCAGTTGGAGCGTGCCGGCAAGACCGAGGTCGAAATGGCCGAAGGCGTGTCCCCCACCGGGGTCCAACGGCGTCTGGATCCACGCACAGGACGTGCCGTAGTGGTTAGCCGGCCACAGCCCGCAACCGCTGCTCCGGCAGTGCCTGGTCAGACCACGCAGGTACGTAGATTGGCTGCGCCTGCTGTTACGGGTGCGCCTGAGGACAGGCCAGAAGCAGCTGCTCCAACAGCAGCCCCGGCCGCAGAACCGGCTCCGATCCGTGCCTCCGAAGAGATTGCCATGGCACGGCTGAAGAAAGGTCTCAGCCGCCGGCGCATGCGTGGGCTGTTCCGAGGTCCGGCTCACCTCTCCCCTGATGAGCGTGCGGAGTTCGAAGCCGCACA